GTGTTGATGCTCCTGCAGGTTCCTCTAAAACGTCTGACACTCCTGTAGCAGCACCAAAGCCAGCGCCAACACCACAGGCCACTGAAACAGCGGCAGCACCTGAACCAGAGGCTGCTCTAGAACCTGCTCCAGTAGCAGAAGCGCCAGCAGGCGATAGTGGTGGCAAGAGTGCAGAAGACATTCTTGCAATGATCCGTTCAAGACAGAAGTCTTGATTAAATAAGGGGGAGAGCGCAATGCTCTCCCTTACTTTTCTTATACTGGAGATATAAATGGCAAAGCCTTTTGACGTAAGCAAATTCCGTAAGGATATTACAAAAAGTATTGATGGACTCAGTGTTGGGTTTCATGATCCAACTGACTGGATCAGCACAGGTAACTATGCACTAAACTATCTTATCAGTGGTGATTTCCACAAGGGTGTACCAATGGGTAAGGTTACAGTGTTTGCTGGCGAGAGCGGCGCCGGTAAGAGTTATTTTGCTAGTGCTAACATTGTTAAGAACGCCCAAGAGCAAGGTATCTTTGTTGTACTAGTTGACAGTGAGAACGCTCTAGACGAAGCATGGCTACAGGCACTAGGTGTTGACACAGATGAAAGCAAACTACTCAAACTAAGCATGAGCATGATTGATGACGTTGCTAAGACTATTAGTACGTTTATGAAAGACTATCGTGCTATGGCAGAAGAAGACCGTCCAAAGGTTCTGTTTGTTATTGATAGCCTAGGCATGCTACTAACTCCTACAGATGTTGATCAGTTCGATAGAGGTGATATGAAAGGTGATATGGGTCGTAAGCCCAAAGCACTAACAGCTCTTGTGCGTAACACAGTTAACATGATTGGTAGTTATAACGTTGGTATGGTGTGTACCAACCACACATATGCATCACAGGACATGTTTGACCCAGACGATAAGATCTCAGGCGGACAAGGCTTTATTTACGCATCAAGTATTGTTGTTGCAATGCGTAAGCTCAAGCTCAAAGAAGATGAAGATGGTAACAAGGTAAGTGATGTACGTGGTATTCGTGCAGCATGTAAGGTTATGAAAACACGCTATGCAAAGCCATTTGAAGGCGTACAGGTTAAGATTCCTTACGAGTCAGGAATGGATCCCTACAGTGGATTGCTTGATATGTTTGAAAAGCAAGAGCTACTTGTTAAACAAGGTAATCGTCTAAAGTATACTACAGCCGCCGGCGAAGAATTACTAGAGTTCCGCAAAGGTTGGACCGGTGAAAAACTTGAAATCATTATGAATGATATTTCAAATGGTTTGATAAGTAATTCCGAAGATGAACCTTTAGAAGAAGAAATTGAACAAGACGAGCTAGAGGTTGTAGAGGAATAATATGGATTCTGAAATTCTTATAGACACTTGGGTTATTCTTAGTCAGTATATTAAAGATAAGCAGCAGGCAGCAGACCATTGGATCAATGAACTAATTGATCTAGGTATTGATGACGAAACTTTACAAGAACTAGCTAATGCTGACAAATACTTAGGTATAGCAGTTGATGAATTATTAGATGGCGCAGTAGACGAATACGAAGAGGAAGAAGAAAACGAGGGATGGTGATGGAGGATAAGTTCTTTCCAATCACAACTACGCCAGCATGCCCATTAAAATGGTCATGGAGTACTATTAGGTTATATAGTGGTACCACTAGTAGCTGTCATAGAGTCAAATCCGATACTATTAATGCTGAAAATTTTGACACCTTTCATAATACGCCAAAGAAGCTTGCAGACAGAAAACTTATGCTTGAAGGCAAATGGCCCACCGGTGGTTGTGAGTATTGTAAAAAAATTGAAGACGCCGGCGGAACAAGCGATAGAATGTTCCACAGTACGATACCAAACACCTATCCAGGTGAATTGGATGAAGATCAAACACTTACTGTCGTAAATCCAAAAATAGTTGAAGTTTATTTCGATAACGTGTGTAATCTTAGTTGTATATACTGCTGGGACGGTTTTAGTAGTAAAATTAGAAGTGAAAATCAACGCTTTGGCCGTTTTGAAAACAACGGTGTAGTTATTGATAACCGTGCAAAACCAGTAGATAACTTACCAAAACTAACAGCAAAATTTTGGGAATACATGGAACGTAACTGTAAAGGAATCAAACGTTTCCATTTTTTAGGCGGTGAACCCTTTTATCAAAAACAGTTTGATTATGCACTGGAATGGTTTAAGGAACATCCATGCCCTAATCTAGAATTTAACATCGTTAGCAATCTAAATATAGATCATGATAAATTTAGAGCATACATCGCTGATATAAAGCAGCTAGTGGACATGCAATGTTTAGGACGTTTTGATCTAACCTGTAGTATTGATTGCATGGGCCCAGAGCAAGAATATGTTAGATTTGGTATAGATTTAAACCTGTTTAAACGTAACTTTGAACATGTTGTTGGTGAGGAATGGATCTATCTTACTTTCAATCAAACGGTTACATCACTTACATTAAAAACAGCACCAGAAGCTATATCTTATATCAAATCATTTTCTGATGACACGCGTCATATTGGTCATCATTTTGGGTTAGTTGTGGGACAAAATCCATTGTTACACCCGGAGATATTTGGGACAGGATTTTGGGAAGAAGACATGAATAATATCCTAAATGTTATGCCAGAATTGACATCGGAAGACAAACAAGTAAAACTTTATATGAATGGTATACGTACACAATTAAGTAATACTGTACGCGATCAGAAAAAAATAAATCAACTAGCAATACTATTAGATGAGATTGATAGAAGAAGAAACTTAAATTGGAGAGAAGTTTTTCCGTGGTTGACTAATGAAATAAGGAGTATATAATAAACTATGGCTAACTGGTATAGTAGAGTTGTTTCAGATATTTCAAACATCCCGGACTTTATACTACACTATGAATCTGAACTAGAGAAAGCCCGTAGAGAAATAGGCATACACGGCTTGGTTGAAAAATCAATTAAGGAACTTCCTGCTATCACTGAGATACGTTTCAATCAGTTACAAGAAGTTGAAGCAGTGCTGAACCATCTAAACATACAACTGCGTAAGATACGACGCAAACACTTTGTTAAATACTTGGAAAACTATCCCCGTGCTCTAACAAGCAGAGATGCTGAGAAGTATGTTGATGGTGAAGATGAGGTGGTAGGCTTTGAAACTATCATTAATGAAGTAGCCCTACTACGAAATAAGTGGTTGGGTATCATGAAGGGTTTGGATAGCAAGCAATGGATGAGCGGCCATATAGTAAGGCTACGCACAGCTGGTATGGAAGATGTACAAGTATAATAAGATAATTATTAGACTTAGCTTAAAAGAAGATTATACACAAACATATGATTTAATCTTTAATTTAGTTGCTAGTTCTTTCCTACCCAAATGGGTGAACCGTTATCTTCATTGCAAGCAAAGGCAAGACAGTATTAGTGAACCCCAGGCCTTCTATAATCTTAATAATGACTGGTCAAATCAACGCATTGTAGAGGAAATAAACACGAGTATAGATTTTTGTAATCAATATGAACGCATATTTGATCGACATCTTGCGTCTATAGAAGATCAAGATACCTTAAATTACATTCATAGTGTTTTTGAATTGCGTCATGGACAACTTGATATGTGGGAAAATGATTTGCTAGTTAATAAATTTCCAGAACTTAGGAAGGCTTTGAGTAGTATTAATCAGGCTGTACATAGAGCTGAGAGTCATGGCAGGAATCCCCGAATTAGATGTGTATGGTTCGATTTACCTAAAACAGAAAAATTTACCTCAGAAGATTACAAACTTTTTACTAATCAAGTTGACTTCGGTGGCATTTACACATTATATGCAGATGTAGGAAAAAATTTAGAAAGCCTCTCGACTGATAACGACACATATCATCATGATTTTGTTCCAAATTTACATTATAGTGTTGATTTTGTAGTAAACTTTTATGAGACTTCTGGTATACAAGAACAAAAGATCCATAAAGAGTATTTGTTAAACAACTTAGAATATTTTAAAAATATAGGGTACACTGCTGAAGATCCTAGATTAACAACTGGTAGGATTAAATTGGCGCAATTAGAGTATAAAGACAAACAAACTGTATTGACCAATATTGCCAATCATAATAACATACAAGATGTGATATTGTTATAATGTTTAGTGACGCATCTCAAAGTCATCAGCACAGTCTAGAAACATTAGAACAACTAAACGAATTTATTGAATTCAAGAGAAGTATTAAATCTTTACTTGATTTGGGATGTGGCAGTGGATTTGATCTTAACTACTGGGCTAGTCTAGAAGACGGTGATGAAGATACTCCAAAAC